TCACGTTTTATTCTCCACGCGGCTAGCTTTTACATCCACGATTACTCCAGCTAATTGTAGGCTTCTATACACATCACGCTCATAGCGTCTATGCTGGAATACTCCATCAAACCAATAGTTACTGTCGTTAACACTTGGAATGCTCAGCGGGCTATTTTCTCTGTCAATCACTGTAATGCTTCGTGACGTCCTATCTCGGATTGCTATAGCACCTTTTTTCTTTAATGCCTTAAGATGCAAAGTGGCGGAGTTTGGGGATTTGAACCCCATAGCCTCCGAAATTTCACTAACCGTGGGTGATATCCCATTTCGATTAATGTAATTGGTTATAACGTCTAGCACGGCACGTTGTTGCTTGGTGAGTTCCTGCATTAACTCCTCCTATATGCCTATGCAACCTTAACTACGGCGGTAAAACAGTTCTTAGCGATCGCCATCTGCTCGGCATCATTCATCGCGTCATGAAGCGCGTTATGCTTAATCATCTGAAAATACGGCTGGTGGTCAGGCACATAACCTTTTTTACTGCCAGTGAGCGCATCGATGTACGTCCGAACGTCGCGCTTTCCGTTGTACTTCCACGGGCATTCCATGCGGCAGGCGCGGTATGCGCTTTCTAGAATCGAGCCATCAAAATCGGTACCACGAAAATAAATCGTGGCGCCAGTATGTTGAGCAATCCAACTATTGAGATTCAGCAACTGGTCAGCTAACGATTCACGATCGCCGGATAATGCTTCCTGCGCGTCCTGTTTCTGATTTCTCCACCAGTGCTGTGTATCTTTCGAAACAGAGCGCCCAAGCATCAGCTGATCGTTAGCATCAAGCAGACAGTAGAATGCATTAGCTGAATAGTCAGAAAGCTCGGGATCACGGCTTACAGCCAGAATAGATTCGCGAGTACCTTCCAGATCGGCAACATCAAAAGCAAAAGCGCCAATGGACAGGATGAGAGCAGAAGGGCGCACATCCATAGTTTCGGTATCGATCACGATAGTGTTAATCATTTGATTGTTCCTTCTGTGTAGGTGCCGCATGGCGTAACCAGATACAAATAGGGCCGTCTTCAGTGTCATGGATAGAAGCAACAAACCAGCCGTATCCAGATGGTTGTTGGGGCTGCCAGCCGCTTATATCTGCGTCACCTGCTTCATATTTCTCTAACAACTCAATGGCGTTATCATCACACTCAAGCCAAGCCTCGATGATTTCCAGATTGTTAGCTTTTATCCACGCATCAAACTCACCCGGCATGCCATATTCATTACCGTTGGCTGGTTCAAAATAGTCTGGATGAGTCCAATATCCATACTGATCGCGTTCTACTTCTGCCGATTGAATAGTTGAGTTAGTCATTTATCTGCCCCTGTGCTGGTAGCAGTGCGTAATCACATACCGTATCAATCGCCGGATCGCATTTATCATCATCAGTACGTGGGCGCTCATCTACCTTTGTTGCCTGTTGCAAAATAACACCCCAGCAGACGCTATCTGTTTCCTCAGACCAGCCGTCGCACGCATCACCGCGATAGTCGTCAATTGCAGCTTCAGCTGATTCAAGCGCTTCTTTCTCTGTTTTGTGCCAATCAAAGCCACACTCAGAGCCATAAGAAAAATATCCGACTGGCAAATTGTAAGGCTCGCTTACAGGTTGTGCTGTACGGAACATCTCCACGACTCGAGATAGTGAATTGAAGTTCATAAACGGAACCGCTTGATAGCATTTCTCTGGTGTAGCATCGAATTCACGCTTAACGCCTCTCACTTCGTTTACTGCTGCCATGAGGGCATCAAACGAAATGCAATCGCTGCGTACGGTCGGATTATTTTGCTGTTTGTTTTGTTGTGCTGTTGGCGAAAGAAGTCGCTCCAAATTCTCTCGCGCATCGTAGCTTTGCACTGCACTGAATTTTCCACGGCTACCGTCGTTATCAAGTAGGTGATTTACTGTTTTCCTGTACGCCAATAGCTCCTCTGCCACGCTGACAGGCAACATCACGCAGCTGTTCCCGACTTCGATACAGTTTTTGATTCTTTTTTCTAAACGTTCAGTTGTTAATTCAGACATTGTTCAGATCTCCCACAACCTCAATCAGAATGTCATTTGCTAAATCGAGGCTGATCACATCATTTTCTGTATATGGAGATAGCGGCTCTTTAGCTGGCTGAAAGTGCAATACTGTATGGTTCCCGTAATAGTTGATGTATCGCAGCCGGTAGCACTTACCAAAAACACAAACAACATCATTAGGCTTTGCATCAGTAACGGGCTTTTTAACTTTGTGGTTGGTCAGCTGGTGGATCTCACGCAACACATCAAACCGTGTAATGGCTTCACGTAATATTGCCGCTGCTTCTGGATATTGATCATTAATAAGCTTCACGCCTGCATGCGCTTGCTTAATTAGCGTCTTTGGGGGTAATTCATTTAGTTTCACGATTATTTCTCCACACGTTTTTTAGATATGAGTTTCCCCGGTGCGAATTAATGAAAATTCACACAAACAGATAGGATCTCTAATAATTCTCCACACAAATGAGCTGTGGTGGCTGGACTTGAACCAGCGCGTACCCGCTACGCTATGAACGCTTGCGACGCTCTACCAACTGAGCTACACCACAACAGGAAGAACATTGAACGGTTCAGGGAGGTCTTCTTGAGTTTCCTTTGCTACAGTAAAATGCTCTTCCTGTTGTGTACTGCTTAAAAGAGGGCGGTTACAGGCCAAATAACAGCCATCAATCCTCTGGTTGAAATCCTGCAACCGCCAAGTAAGCTCAAAGAAATGAGATTTTCAATCTGCTCGTTTCTTTTAGGTACATTATGTATCTCAATGGTACGTTGTCAAGCATAAAAAAACCTGCCGAAGCAGGTTTTACGAATTTGGTTAATTTCTCGTTCTGTATCTTCTTGGTTTCCCAGAAAAAATAACCGTACCAATTATCGAGCATTTGCCGTTTATAGTGATGTATTGCTCTGGCCAGTTTTTATTAAGCGCCTTCAGATACTTTTTCCCACCATCTTCAATCAGGCGTTTGAATGTTGTCTCGCCGGTATCATGCATCAATGCAATAACATCATCACCATTGGTAGCGCATATCTCAGGATCTACAAATATCATGTCACCCGGTCGATACTCATCGATCATTGAATCGCCAATCACACGCAGTATGTATGTCATTGGCCCGCATGGAACTGGGCAAGGGAATGTTTCTACCAGACTCAAATCAACCTCTGAGTATCCTACTTCGGTCCAAGCTCCTGCTTGAACCCACGATATAACGGGTACCATCGCAATTTGCTGCGAAGTAATCGTAACGTCTTGGGTGTCCGTGACATTGGCTGTTTGGTGCTCTTTATCTAACCAACCTAGCGGCATATTGAAACACTTTTCAATATGGCGAGCGAGATCATCACCAATATTCTTAGTGGCGTTTTCGCCCATAAATCTGCTGGTCTGCGTGGCCTCGCGATCTATGAGGGCTGCAAATGACGAATTGCCACCAGCACTATCCCTCAATTTTCTCGCGTTCTCACGCCTAATTTCTCTGATCGTTTTCATAGCATCATTAAATAGTTAGTACCATGATGGTACAAGTATCTTGAAGGTTCATTTTATTCATGTAATATGTACATAGGAGGTACATACTATGCATGAGTATTGGGATGGCCTAACTACAACTCAAAGGGCTGAACTCGCAGAAAGAGTTGGTAGTAGCGCCGGATATTTACGATTAGTTTTCAAAGGCCACAAAAAAGCGGGCTTTCTTCTAGCTAGACGTCTTGAGGAAGAAACCCATGGCGGAGTTTCTAAGACTGAGCTTCGTCCAGATATTTACCCTAAATCCTAAGGGTATTGAGAGCGATTAAAACCACAAAAGAGAGACCAACACTGTGGACAACAAGAATTTTCCAGCCCCGGCAGATATGACAGCAGCAATGCACAAGCTGATCACTTCAACACCGGGTGGGTATGAAGCGATGGCGCAACAGCTTTCGCACGACGGTACCCATAACGCGCTGAGTAACCGCGTTCGCCAGATCGGTGGGCAAATGGTGCCGTTCGGCATGGCTATTCAGTTGGAGGCCTTTTCCGGTCGCACGGATATTACCGAAGCTATGTGTAAGCGTGCTGGTGGTGTGTTCGTGAAACTGCCTGATGTGGATCAGGTCGGGAATGAAGAGCTGCTGCACAAATTTAATGACCTGCTGGCGGCGCTGGGTGATTTTAGCCGAGCACATAACGAGTTCACCCATGATGGCGTTCTTGACCGAGAAGAAAGCAAACGCCTACGTGCCAAAGGGTATCGCGCGCAGTCTTTGATAGCTGAGATTTGGGTGATTTCAGAAATGCTGTGGGGAGAGGGTGACGCCAAGAGTATGCAGCTCTTGGCGTCGGGTGCGACTAAATCAGTGTGTGGAGAAATAACCGCGTGAGCAATTTAACAATAAATTCTCATCTTCCGCAACTGCGCTGCAAGTTGGTAAGCAATGCGCTTCCACCTGCGCCGTTACGTTATGAACGAAGAATAGCAAACCGCTGGGTGCCATGTAACCACAGAAGGGCGGTGTCCATTGTGGGTGTAATTCAAAGACGCTGGGGGCTCTATGACAAATCTTAATGTAACTGGCATAGCGCCATATCAAAACCATCAGGTTATGAACTCAGTGCAGCTAATGATGAGCAGCCGAGAGATCGCAGAGTTAGTTAAAAGCAAACACGGTGATGTTAAGCGTTCAGCCGAACGCCTAGTGGGTGCGGGTATTTTAACCGCGCCGTTGGCGCAGTTCGATTTTGAGCATAACGGGAATACGTACAAGGAGTATCGGTTTAACAAGCGAGACTCCTTGATATTGGTTGCCCGTTTGTCACCGTTGTTCACTGCGGCTGTCGTTGACCGTTGGCAAGAGCTGGAAAATAACACTCCAGCGCTTCCTCAATCATTACCAGAAGCGTTGCGCCTTGCTGCTGATATGGCAGAACAGAAAGCCGCGCTCGAGTACAAGGTTCAGCAGGATGCGCCGAAGGTGGCGTTTGTCGATCATTTCGTTGATGCCGCTGGTGCTAAGAGTCTGCGTGAAAGCGCCAAGATTCTGCGCATGGCTGAAAAGTCGATGATAGAGGCGCTATTGCGTGACAAGGTTCTGTTTCGTCAGTCTCGCAACTTATTGCCATCCTCAATCCACCAGCGTAACGGCTTATTCTGCGTGAAAACCGGCACATCTGAGTTTGGTCATGCTTTTACTCAAACCCGTGTAACGCCGCTGGGACTGCAATGGCTTGCCGATCGTTACGCCTCTGAGCTGATGGTGGACTGATATGAGCCTACTTTTACCATCTCGCCCTCTCATCGTGCTTTCAGACCTAGCAGAACGCATCGGACTAAACGAGGCCATCGTACTTCAACAGGTCCAATACTGGCTGACTGAGACAAACTCAGGTATCGAGCATGAAGGCCGTCGCTGGGTATATAACTCAATCAGAGAGTGGCACAAGCAGTTTAAATTCTGGAATGAGAAAACAGTAAGCCGCACGTTTACTTCTCTAGAAAAACAAGGGCTTATCACTGGCGAAAAACTATCGAAAGATAAGCGTGATCAAACGAAATACTACGCTATTAACTACGATCATGCGGCGCTAGATGATGCCGAAATTATCAACAATTCCATTGGGACAAAATGTCCAACTCCATTAGGACAAAATGTCCAAATGCAAAAGGACAAAGTGACCTCATGCAATGGGACAAAATCGGGTGATTCCATTGGGACAAATTGTCCTAATGTTCTTACAGAGATCACTACAAAGAGTACTCAAGAGATCACATCAGATAAAAACACTTTGGGCAGTTCGGCTGCGCCGACCGACCCAGAGGTAGAAATTACTGATAAAGCGATTCAGGTACTCAAACATCTGAACCAAGTGACCGCATCCCGCTACCAGAATTGCAAATCCTCACTCGAGAACATTCGAGCCCGCCTGCGTGATGGTTTCACCACTGACGAGCTGATTTTGGTTGTTGATTTCAGTGTCGAGCGCTGGGGAAGCAATCTGGATATGGCGCCGAACCTGAACCCGACCACGTTGTTCCGTCCGGGAAAATTCCCGACCTACCTGAGTTCAGCAACCAACTGGGGGGCAGCTGGTCGACTGCCAAGATCTCAGTGGCCTACAGGCACGCAAGCAAAACAGCCAGCAAGCTACGTCAATATGGATTTCTCGAAGCAAGAATATTCAGCGCCAACCTCCGGCTGGAGAACATGATCATGAAAATTAAAACCATGCCAGTTATTCGTCGCCATCGCCCAGCACTGGTTCAACTTCATCAGGAAAGAGCTAGACGTTGCGAAGCATCAAAACAGTGGCGCCGCGCTGAATATGAATGGTCCCGAGTCATTGAGAACTGCGGTACCGAAGAAGATATGGAACAC